TCATTGGCAACTGTAGTAACGTCAGCTAGAGAAGCATTAACAGCATTAACACTAGCTATGTTTGAGTTTAAATTTGTAAGTGTTGCTTTATCAGCAGTAGATAGCCAAGTGTTTTCTAAATAGTTTTTAGTTACTGCGTCTTGGGCATTTACTGGGTCAAGTACGTTTTTGATTATCTTTGAGTTTGCGTTGTACTTATTATCAGTATCTAATAGTAGAGCATTGTCAGCTGTATCAAATGCTTCTTGTGATATATAGAATAACTGGTTGCTATCTTGGTCTAATATTGCTTCAGTAATTGTAGCACCATCTTGATAATCTACTAATCTTGCAGAACGACTAGAAGACCTAGATATAGAAACACTAAGTCCGTTAGCGGGAGCGGTTGTAAATTGTATTGTCGAACTAGTTGGAAATGTATAATCAGTTCCAGCAGTTTTAACTACGTTGTCTACTTTTACTATTACGTGGGAAGATGTAATGTAAGGAAACGTAATCGCATACGTAGTCGTACTACCATTCCCAGTATAATTGACTATTGCAAATGACATATGTTATTTGTTATTTTGTTAATATAATTTTTGTTTACCTGTGTCTGGTAAATCGCTATTGTCTATCATAAAATTTAAAGCATTAGATATTCCAAAAGATCTTGAAAAAGCAAATAATTGACTTAATCTTCTCATATCAACTTTTGAAAATTCATAATCACTTCTAGTAGCTTTTAAAAAAGACATCATAGTATTATATGCGTCTTTTGCTAAATTTACAGTAGGATTACCATGTAATAGATTAATTTCTAATCCGCTTGTTCTAGTATTAAATCTATAATCTGGTGCTAAAACGCTAGTTACTATATCACCATACCAAGGTATAATAGAAGACCAACCTGTTCTTTGGAAGGCTGCTAAGCCAATTCTTGTATAATCTCCTCTTTTCCCAAGTCTTTTTTCTAAATAGTCTCTTTTTTCTTTTAAACCCATTCCAATTGAGTTTAAATGAGTTTGACCTAAATAAGCTAACGCACCAAAAAATGTAGTTGTAGTAAAATTAGCAAAAGTTCTATAGTCGCCCATAGCTACATTGTGTAAAAATTGTTTATTCCAAGCAACAATTGAAAATTGTCTAAATTGACCTAGCATTTTACCAAATGTAGTATCTGAAAAGAAATAAGAACTATCTCCAATAAAATTGTATTGAACAGTTCTTTTTACGTGTCTATTTAATCTGTTTGCAAATGTAGATAATAAAGATTGGTCTTTCCAGTTAGCAAAATTAAATTCTTTTATTTTAGTACCCCAAAAACTACTTTCTTTAGTTACTGCACCATTAGAAAATTCTTCAGCAAACTTTTTAAGTTCATTATCAGAAAAACCTAAAACTTTGTATCTATTTAAATTAATTTTGTTAAAATCAAAATTACTTTCTTTTAATTTTAATAAATCATCTGCAAATTTATCTACAAAAGCTCTAGTAGCAATTCTTCTTAACGTAGTATCTACTATAGTTAAACCCGAAGTCCAGCTAGTAAGTTTTTCAGCGTTAGTAAGAAAATTACCAGCCATACCTTTACTTTGTATAGTATTAACTGCTGTACCTATATCTGCTTGTTCTGTAGCGTGTGTTAATCTTCTTAAATAATCTGCACCAGTATCAAAACCAATAAATCTTAATTCTTTAAAAAATGAATCATTAAGACCAACTCCACTTCTTAAACTAGAAAGTGAATTTCTAAATTCAGGAATATTTTGAACAAACGCCTTAACACCTGTAGCTGATAATACGTTACCAATCTCAGGTAAAGAAGCGACACCAACTTGGCTTAATACTCTAATAAAATTATATCTTCTTAAAGTTGCGGCTGCTTTTGTCCAAGAATCTTGGATTTCAGCACTTCTTCCCATTAAATTTTGAAAAACACTATTTAAAGTCTTTATTTCTTCGTCTTTTCTTCTTTCAATTAACCATTTTGAAATTGAATTTTTAGGTTTAGCTAATTCTTTTTCATAAGAAGATTCAATATCTTTTCTTACAGCGTTAGTATATTCATTCCATTGATCTCTGCTTTTAATACCTAATCTTTCTGCGATACCAGCCCAACCAGACATTTCTTGGGAGTATTCGTTGTATAATAAATCTACATTATTTTCGTATAATTCGTCTAACCTAACTTTTTGACCTTTTACAGTAGTTTCCAAAGATTCATTTAATCTAATTCTTTCTACTAGACGACCAGAAGTAACAGTTTGAATTGTAGAAGCTAAATCAGTAGTCAGTTTTTGAATTTCGTTATCTTTTAAATGCGGGAATGCTTCTCTAAAAAATGTTTCTAATTTAGCAGCATCTTTTACTCTTAATAAAGCTTCTAAATCAAAACCACCCACACGTCTTGAATTTTTTATATAATTGTTAATAGCTGTAGCCATTAATCTAGCTTTATCTGGGTCTACAAATTCGCTTTCTAATTTAACTTTAGATTCTTGTATTTCTTCTTTTAATTTTTTAATTTCTTCTTTAGCTTTTTTAATTTCTTCTTTTCTAGCTGAAAGGTCATAACGTTCACCTTTTTCATTTCTTGAATTTTTCTGGCTTTTATTTAATTTTTCGTTAACTCTAATTTTTTCTTCTAGCTTAGATATTCTAGTTAATTTGTCAGCTTGATTAGTTTTATTAATCTGGTCAAAATTAGGTTTTTTAAATTTAAGTTCTTTCATACCTAAACCAGCTTTAAGCTCAGCATCTTTAGGTATATCTAAATATTTTTGTCTACTTAATATTCCTTTAGTAATTAAATCTATAATACCATCTTCACCAATTTTATTTAAAAGAACAGACCATCTTTCGAATGATAATCTTCTTGGTATATAACCTCTATTAATATTGAAGTCAGAACCTTCAATTCCTTTTTCTTTTAAAGTTTTTCCCCAACGTTCAAACGCATCTGCATATAAATTAGCAGCTCTATTTATATGTTTATTTTTTAATAATTCTTGGTCTAGTAAATTTTTATTATTTGGGTCAAAAGTTCTAATAGCTCTGGTAACTTTTTGCATAAAGTCAACCCTAGCATTTATATCAAATATTCTTTTAAAAGCATTTAAACCTTGTTCTTTTAAGTAATCGTTTAAAATTTCTCTAACTTCTCTAGCTACGTTACCCATAGAAATAGATAAATATTTATCTCTAATTAATTCTACAGTATCTTCTTGAGCAGCTATTCTTGTAGATACTCTACCTTCACCTTTAAAAGCATACCCAACTGAATCTTCGAAATTTTTATAAGCAAAAGATCTTGCAAGTTCTGATTTACTTCCACCTAAAGCACCTGACTTAGTTAAACTAAAAAGTTTAAATACTGGGTAATCTCTTAGATTTGGAAATATTATAGACTTGTCTACTACGTCAGTAGGATCTAATAATTCATTGACATCTAAGTAAGTTTTAGCATCTATTTGAGAAACTTTAGTTTCACCAAAAACTTTTTCTCCTTTGGGAGTTAATTTTAAATTACTATTTTTTATTTCTGAATATTCAATATCTTTAGCAAATCTAGATAATTGAGGTTTACTTAACACGGCAAACCCGCCTCCAAGAGTACCACCTAAAGCAGCCGCTACCATTACATCTACGGCATCTACAGAAGGACTTTCGTTAGCTTGTACACCAACTAAACCAGCTTCAAAACCTCCATATATTAAACCAGCATCTCTAAATCTTTCTAATCTAGAAGCTGTTAATGATTGTTTTGCTATTATTGCTTTGTTTATATAACCTATTCCTATTAAGTTTGCTGGGTCTAATATATAAGAACCTATTTCTAAAAATAACCCAGTACCACCCATTTGTTGTAAAATATTTCTATTTTTTTGCTCCATTTTTACTCTTTCAACTAAGTGATAAAAATGTTCTCTAGATACTGCGTCAACTAAAAACCCATAAAAAGCTGGGTTTATATTGTTTTCATTTAATACTTTTTTAATTTCTTGCTCATTTTCCGACCAAGTAAAACCATTTGGGTCTGGTTTAAAACTTTTATTAATTAAAGTTCTTCCTACTGTAAAAGCAAATAAATTTAATTCTAAAGCAGCTTTACTACCAGCCCATAAACTTGGGTCTTCAGCAGGTTGGTTTTGAAAACTTCTAAAAACCCTGTCCATATATAACTCACCATTTAATTCTTTTTGAGTAAATATATTATCAGTTATTTCAAGTTTTTTTTTAATGTTTTGATTTTGTAATTTTTCTACTAAATAATCAGCCTCGGAATTTCTTCTAGAAGGATAATCGTCTTTAAAATCTCTTAACTCTCTTACTACAGCTTCACTATCATCATTAAGTGCTGCTTCAAAAAACTTAGGTGTTCTTCTTAAATCTCCATATTGAAAACCTACTGAAGTTATGACTGTTTGTAAAGCTGGGTCTAATTCATTAAACTTTTTATATTTAGTAAATCTATTGTATTGTTTTTCAATATCATCTGCGTATTTGTTATTAACAGTAGTATTAAAATCAATTATTTTATCTTCTGGTATTTTTAAATTATTAGCTACTTCGTCTGCTTTAACACCTTTTAAACCTATGTAAGGTATTAAAGTATCTAATAAAGATAAATCTTTAAACCCAAAGTTTTTTATAGTTTCTTCAGTTTGTTGACCTAAATCAAATCCAGCTCCTATAGTAACACCAGAATTTTCATCTATAGTATTATCTTTATTTTTAGGTACATAACCAGTAAGTTCATTACCTTCTTTTTGGCTTATAAAGTCCCAATCTATATTTTTCATACTTTATTGATTAAATAATACTTTGTTAAGTAGCCCAGCTGGACTTGTTAATGATCTAAATTGTTCAATTTCTTTTATTGCTTTCTGTCTTTTCTGAGCTAATTCAAATTGTCTTCTACTCTCATCTGTAATTTTAAGTTTTTCTACATTTCTGTATTTTTCCATAAAAGTTTTTAAATCTATTTCTAATCTTTTAGTTTCTTTTATTGGTTCTCCGTTTTGTCTATATCCTACTATTTTTTCAATTACTACTGGAGTATTATAGTCTGCCCCATTTTTTTCTGTAAAATAAGCTATTGATTTATCTGGGTCAATAAAAAATTCATAATCATCAAAATCATATTTAAAACCACTTAATTTATCTTTGTATTCTTTAGGAGTTGTAAACTCACTAAAATCACTATTAAATTTTGTTTCTTCTTCTATTTGCTGTGGAGACTTATATTCTATACCTTTTATACTATTAATAATTTCATTTTTTAAAATATTATAATTAGCTGGTTCTACACCTATTGCCATCATTTTAGCTTTACTAACATAACTACCATTACTTTCTTTAAAGTAATATTTATTAATATACTCTTTAGTTCTATCAATATATTTATCACCTTCTGAATCTAAACTTTTAAAATAAAGACCTACGTTAAATATTAAGTCTCTGTTGTAAATATTTTTTAAAGAAATATCTTTAAATGCTTTAGCTAAGTCAGTTCTATCGGTATCGTCTAAAGAAATTACATTTTTATTTTGTTCTATTTTATAAAGATTTCTAATTATATCTTCTCTACTTTTATTTCCAGTTCTAAATTCTTGTACAGCCATAAACCATTTCATAGCATCTTTAGAGTTTCCATTAGTATCAAAATATTTTAATAAAGCCCCTTGTTCGTCTAGCCTTAAAGCTAAAGCAAATGCTTTTTGAGTGTCTAAATTATAGGTAGAACTTAATGGTCTATTTAATAAATCTTGTAAATCTGGTATAGGAGGATTTTTTGCAAACATTGGAGCTAAAGTTTGATAAGTAGTATCAAACGCTTGTATGTTATCTCCAAACTTTTGTTTATTTTTTGATAAAGTTCTATCAAATAAATCATTACTTAATTTTTTTAATTGTGCGTTATCATATGATGACAAATTACTATTAAACCAATCTTGATTAAATTTAACAATTTGTAAAGATTTAGATATATTTGTTAAAGCTTGTGTAGCCGCTTCTGCTAGTTTTGGATTTAAAACAATTGGGGGAGTACCGTCTGGTCTAGGTTCTAATAATAATTTAGAAAATACACCACTATAATCTCCGTCTGTTGTTGCGTGAAAATTAGCTTGTTTAATTAATAATTTATCAAAATCTAAATTAGTAATAGCTGGATTTCTGTTTTGTTTTAGTTCATAAAATTGTTTTATAAACTCTTGTTCAAAATTTTGCCTAACATATTCTTCTTTTTTACTTGCAAAATCTTTACCAGATTCATTTACAGGTATTGTAGATCTAAATTGAGTATCTAAAAATTCAATTACTTTTTCTGGTAATTTAGATATACTGTATGCTGTGTCAGTTTGTATTCTGTTTTGTAGTTCTGCGTTTTGAAATTCAAATTCTTTTTCTCTAATAAAATCTCTAGTTTTAGTAGATTCTTTTCTAAAAGCTTCTTGAAAGAAAGGATCATTTTGTTTATCACTTAGATATTGTTGTGCAGCTCGTGCGTAATCTTGTTCCCAATTGTAATTTGGGTTTCCTCTATTATTAAAATAATTTGTTTTCCAAGTTCTTGAAAATTCTTCGTTAGCGTTGTATGCGTATTGTTTGTAAGCACCTACTCTAGCCCAACCATTATAAATATCTGGAAAACCATTTTGGTGTGCTCTTGCAGCTTCCTCTTTGGTCATTCCATTAATTGTATTAGCACCTAAAACAGCTTGTTCTTCGTTTTCTTTGTCAGCAGCTTGTTTTGCTATTTCGTATATTTTTGGATTTAATGTTCCTAGGGCTTCTGATAAAGATTGTAATAAATCTTTACCTTTGGGTTCTGGGGGTAATTTAGTTTCAATACCTCTACTAGCTGGTACATCATTAATACCTATATTAACATTTAAGTCAGTAGAAATTTTAGCCATTATTTACTACCACTCCAAGCAGTAGGTTCTAAATTATACTGAGTATAATTAGAAGCACCGTCTAACCTTGTATTAATTTTAGTGGTGTCTGGTGCTTTAGTTGATAAATACATACTACTAATATTAACACCAGCTTTAATAGCGTAAGGTAATAATGAAGGTCTAGTAGCTGTTGGTAAAGACAATACTTGACTAACATAATTTCTATTAATTTCTTCTCTGTTAGTGTCTATTGCTCTTACGTAATTTTCATAGTTAGTATCTATAGTGTTAAAAGCCATTCCTCTTTGTCTTTCTATATCACCTATTAAAGTATCTTCTACGTTACCTGAAATTCCTTTTTCTCCTATTTTAGTTTTTGCAGTTCCTAAAACTTGTTTAGCACGAATATTTACATCAAATTTTTGTTTAGCTAATTTTTGTATTTCTAATTCTTTTCTTCTTATTTGTGCATTATCAGAATATATTGCGTTATTACGTAATGTTGTTGCTGTGTTTTCAGCACGTTGATTTACTGCTTTTGCTGATTTCGTATCAGCACTATAAGATATCGCAGCTTGTGCAAGTTGAAATACAGCGTATGCTTGTGGTGAACACATAATTTAAAAGTCCTCTTGTTTTTTCATAAAACCGTAAAATTTAACGTTGTTAAAATATTTGTCGTTGATAATTTTAAACCCACAATATTTAATCCAATTAATGTGAAGTTTATTCCTGCTATCTATATAATTAAATAATACAGGAAATTTAGATTGCATTTCATCAACTCTATTAATGCAATTTTTAATAAAAGTTTTTTTTATTTTATATAATTCATTAGTACATAATAAATATGGATATCCTATGTGATTATTATGTGGTGATTGACTTACACCATAAACACCAGCTACTTTACCATCTACTAAAAAACTTTTAGCAAAACTTGATTTTAAAATACTATCTTTTAATTTATTATA